GATTAGGCCCCGTTTACGTCACTATGTCTTCTAGTGATTCAACTCCCCAGCCAGCTTTGAGCCCCCCTACGCGCTATATTTGCCACTGTGATTGTTACATGTGCTGGGATTCGCTAGGTGAACTAGGTTACTGTTCATGTTTGACCGAAGTCGCCCCCGGCATCATAGAGGTTCTTTGCGTTTGCGAAACCGATGGACAAGATTGTGGTTACGCTTTTCGCGCCCTCACTCCAGAGGCAGCGTAGAGGGCAGGTTGCTGCAGGTGGTGGTGTCGCGTGGTGTTGTTCGATCTGTTGTCCTTACAGCATCATTGAAGGCTCCCCCCAGTGTCTGTGCTATTGCGAGGTCACTGATGGTTGCCGGAACCCGTGTTGTTGTGAGAAGGATTGCCAATGCCCGTGTTGCGCCGTCTCAGCACTTGATTGTCCTGAGCAGCGGAAGTTGCGTGCTTCCGCTAAGAAATCGCTACTTGCGTATGTCAAGACCACGCAAGTTTCGTCGTCCCCTTCCGGTCGTGCTACCGATGGACGTCGATTGAGCGTTACTCAGGAGCAGTGGGATCTGCTACTTCCCAAAGCCCCGTGACTTTCACGGGTTGAGAGATGCTATTGATACCTCAACTAAAACTTAGTCGTTAGCAGGTGGTGTCTCTCACCGTTCCCCCCCCAATCTGATTACAATATGACTTTTCTTGAAGTAGCTTTGATCGCCACGTTAGTGTCTGCTTGTGGACTCGCGCTTCTCGCGTGGGTTTTCTACAAGGTACGTGGTCTGCACAAGAAACGTCGGGTCGTTAGGTTGGCAAATTCTGTCATTGCATCTGTTGATGCACCATTTCGGGAGGATCTGGACGAGGTTGTTGCTCCTCAGCGTGCGCCTCCTGGTGTTTTGGGCAATCGGGTCCGTTTCCGTCCTCGCCGTGGCCGTGTTATGGCCCAGGCGTTGGCGGATGGGGCTCGTTACAAGTTTGGACAGCGGCCTCAGAACCCTGCCAACCTTTTGATCACCAGGAAGTGGATGTTTGACGAGTTGTCGGTGTATAAGGACTTGCGTGCGGCTGATGGTGCGGATATCATCGATGCCGCCCTCTATGCGAGTTTCTTGCCCTCTAAGGTTTTGCGGGATATGAATGAGGTGCTTGAGACAGATGTTTATCGGTCTCGTGCTTTGTTGGTCCCCGAACGCGTAGGTTTCTGGCGTTGGTTGTTCCCAGGCGTTGCCTGGTTGATCGACCTCGTCAGGGGCGGACGTGGCCTGCCATCACCTGGTGTGATGGCTGGCACCACATAGGGGTGCCCCGTTGTTGTGCTGGGGGTGGGGTGTCAACCTAGTTTGGCTCCCCCCCACCCCAACTTGACAGTACGTAGGCAATGGGGAGCACCGAAACCCAGGCGTATGGTACGTGTCTCCGGCATCTCTCCGCCGATGGCCATCCATGGGTTCAACAATACAGTGGACACGTTGGAGCGGGGTGTTTTGGAACGGGTCTTTTATGTTAAGAAACAAGGCCGCTTCGTTCCTCCCCCGAAACCCGCATGTGGGCATTTTGCCAGGGCTCTTGGTCTGGCTGAGCGTCGCTTGCGTGCTGCGCTACCTAGTACCGTCCCGTTGAGTCGTGCCAATTTCGTTGACACGTTCCGGGGCCGGAAAAAGCGCGTGTACGCTAGTGCCGCGGACGACCTCTTGAGGAGGGGGTTTTGTCCGCAAGATGCGCACATACGAGTTTTCACTAAGTACGAGAAGACTGACTTCACGCGTAAAAGTGACCCAGTGCCTCGGGTGATCAGTCCCAGGTCACCTAGGTATAATATAGAGTTGGGCCGTTTTCTTCGGCCCATCGAGGAGAGAATTTTCCGAGCCATCGCCAAGGTTTTTGGCGACCAGACTGTTTTCAAGGGATTGAACAGCGCAGATTCTGGTAAGCTCATGTTCACAAAATGGTCCCATTTCAAGGATCCCGTGGCCGTAGGTCTGGACGCTAGTCGTTTCGATCAGCATGTGTCACGTGAGGCGTTGAACTGGGAAGGGTCACAGTATCTACAGTGTTTCCCACTCAAGCGCCATCGCAGGCGCTTAGCTAAGTTGCTTTCTATGCAGCTCGTGAATGAGTGCGTTGGGTACACTGCTGATGGGCGGGTTAAGTACCACACCAATGGTGGACGTATGAGCGGAGATATGAATACATCCCTTGGCAATTGTTTGCTGATGTGTATGATGGTCTTCGCTTACGCCCACTGGGTCGGTATACCCGTCAAGCTCGCCAACAACGGCGATGACTGTGTCGTGTTCATGGAACGCCGACACTACACCCGCTTCATGAGGTTTCTTGATGGTTGGTTCCTGCGCATGGGTTTCTCCATGGCGGTTGAGCCTCCTTGCCACACCTTTGAGGAGATTGAGTTCTGCCAAACGCACCCAGTTTGGGTTGGGCCTGATCATGATTCTTATATCATGGTCCGCCATCCCAAGTGGGCTATTGCTAAGGACACCGTGTGTGCTCACAATTTTGTTGAGCCACATCTGTTCTCGGCATGGCGTTACGCAGTCGCTGAGGGTGGAATGTCGATGACCGGCGGTGTGCCGGTTTTCCAGAATTTTTACCGCGCCCTGTCTCAGGGCGCGGTTCAGCGAAAGTCAGTGGATAGTGGTCAGTCGTGGGGTGTTCGCGCTCTCCAGAAGAACATGTCTCGTTCTTTTGGTGACGTGTTACCTCGTACGCGGGCCAGTTTCTACTGGGCATTCGGTGTCACTCCCTGTGAGCAGCTGGTTTTGGAGGACTTCTACGATAAGGTAGTGTTGAGCGAGCGGATCGGTTCAACACTTCACTATCAGCCGGCGCAGCCGCTGTAGTTGTTCTCTTTGGGGTTATGGATGCTAAGTGGCCCAAAACGTTCCTGTTGGGTAAATATTTACGTGCTATAAAGAATGCCGAACGACTGCACGGCGCCAACCTTCGGGTCATCCATAATGAACAGTCTCCGTTTCATGAGTGTCGGGTATCCCATATCACACTTTACACACCGTCATGACGAAAACCAAAACAGCCAAGGAACGGGCCCGTCGTGCCGTTCCTTCCCAACCTCGTCGCGTCTCAACCAAGAAGGTCCGGGTCCGTGCAAAACAGGGCACGTCCGCGGCTTTGTTTGCGCCCAAGCGGGATGTCATGGATTCTTCCTTGGCACCTGTCGGGGTGCCTAAGTTTCGTGGGCCGCGTGCCCGCCCTCGAGCGTCGCGTCGCAGTAACTATGGTGTTCATCCTCTGGTCTCTGCTGCTGTTGATCCTTTTTCTGAGGATGCCAACTGTCAGCGTTACCCGGATGAGTTTCAAGGTTTGTCTGGGTGTTTTGACGTGCGGCAGCCCGCCGTCATCACCTCCAACCCAGCGGTTGGCACCTACACAGACTTAAACATGGTTACGGTCGCTCCTAACTCTGGGCAGACGGTCTTTCTCATTAATCCTGACCCTTCTAACCTCATCGTTAACGGGATTGTTGGCACTAAGACCACTGGCCTTTATGCTAACATTCCCAGTACGTTTTACTGGCCTAATGGTCTCAGTTACACCGCCGCCGCTCTTTCCAGGAATTCTTTTGGTCCTGGTAGCGGCGTCATTGGCATTGACAACCCGGTCACGAACATTACGCTCTTCCGTGAGATGTATGCTAGTGCCCGGTTGGTCTCTGGTGGTGTTAAGATTATCGGGACGCAGAACTTCTCCACAGTTTCTGGTGTCATTCACATGGCCCCAGTCTTTGTGTCTCTGTCGTATATGCAGAACAATAATCAGAGTACCGTCGGTAACACGCCCGCTAACAACGAGCTTGCCAACGGCTGGCAGGTTGCTTTACCTGCTGGGTTGTCGGCAATGTCTCAGCTGCCTGGCTATATGCAGGTTCCCATGAGCACCCTCGAGACAGATGCGGCGGTTTTTACTTTCCGCCGGTCTGGATCGGAGGCTCTCGCCTTTAAGCCCACAGGCACTGCCTGGGGGCTTACTGATGATGACTCTGGTAACCTTGCGTTGCGCCATGGCGCTGATAATTTGGTCAGTTCGTACGGCCATTACTCGCTGTTGGTGTACATTGAGGGAGCGCTTACCAGTACTGGTGGTGCTCTTCCCGCTTCGACCGTTCTCGGCGAAATGGAGTTCGCCCTGCACTATGAGTGTCAACCCAACCCACAGACCGTCGCTTTCGCTCTTCTTGGCATTGGCAATCCCCAAGCGGGGACCCAGTTGGCATCCAGAGCGCCGCCTAACCAGCCATTGCTCATGGCAGCTGCTGACAATTTTGAGTCAGCAGTCCCCGCCCTCCGCATCGTCGATGATGCGGATGTCGAGGAGGCTAGTTTCATGGCGGAAGTCGAGAAGTGGTGGGGGGTGGCCACGCAGCTTGTCCAGTCTCTTGGGCCTGCGGTTAATATCATCGGGCCAATTCTATCTTCGTTTGTACTATAGCTGTTTCGTTTCTTTCGCGCTGTTCCGCTTTGATTCCATTAAATGTTAAAAACCCCGCATGTGTGCCTCCTAGGGAAACGCACAATGAGAGATCGCCCTGGGTCATGCGTGGGACCAAAAATATTGTTTTCAATCATCACAGCGCCGCCAGGTTGTCCTTCCCCCCTTCCAGACCCCCTCGCTTGGGTTCCTCAGATCCGTATGCCTCACCAAAATATTCGCCGTGGTGTGGCCCTGTGCAAGTCAGGTTTTAATAGAAACCATG